GGTGACTGGACCAAGTTAATGATCGGACAATGGGGCGGTGGACTGGATCTTATTGTTAACCCATATTCGCTTGATACTTATGCGACCATACGTGTTGTGATCGCCGGGTATTACGATATTGAGGTGATGTACACAGAAGCGTTTGCAGCTATCGAAGGACTTGAAACAGCTTAATTATGTATATCAGGGTTAAATGGATGAAGAGTCCCGTAGGGCATGGATACATGCACCGCGTAGGTAGCAACTCACTTGTTGAGGAGAAAAAGGCAAAGGAGTTCGAGAAAAATGATTACTGTATAATCTTAAAGGAAAAGGTTGACAAGAAAGAAGAACCTTCGATACGTCCGAAAACCAAGGAGAGAAAACCAGTGGTGAAAACCAGATGAGAAAGGTAGTTGATACATACCGTATTATTAAGGTTGCCTTAACCCTGCCTATTTCCGTGGCAGATGCAAAGGAGCAGTTGAGGATCACCCATTCATTGCATGATGATCTTATAACCGATCTGATATGGGGTGCGGTGAAGCAATTTGAAAAACGTGCGAATGTATGTCTATCATCTCAGCGGTGGAGGGCTTTTCTTGATAAAGGTTATGAATATATTGATTTGTGGAAGTACCCTATAACGAGTATTTCCTCAATTCAATATTATGACTCAGATAATGCAATACAAACCCTTTCAGAAGATGATTATTTTTCCAATGCGGATTCGGGGAGTATAGGGTTTATTAACCGGCCTGTCACGGTACGGGTCGAAAATATTCCCTCAACGTACATGCGCGATGATGCATTTTTTATTACGTTCATTGCCGGGTTTGAATTGATTGATTACGATGTTAAACAGGCCCTTTTGAGTTGGGTGTACAGGAAGTACGAAGACCCAAACGATGCAGTGACGGAAAAGATTTCGTTCTTTGATAATGTGGTAAGGGATTCACGCAGCTATGGCTTATAATGACTCCATAGTGATCCAACAGACCAGTTCAGCGCGTGGTGATTACGGTGAGGCCGGGCCAGGGGCATGGACAACGTATAAGACAGTATGGGCAGAGATAGAGGATATATCTGGTAACGAGAACTTCTCTTCTGATATGAAGGTCTATGAGGACATAAAGAGCTTTAAGGTTCATACGCATGACGCTCCCAGTGTGACTACTAAGATGAGGGTGAGCTATGATTCGAGGGTGTTCCTTATAACGAGTCTAAATAAGGATGGGCGGTTGCGAACTACCATAATGGCTATTGCTTACGATGATGAATGATATACAGCTTCACCTGAAGGGACCGGATGCACTTTTTAAGATCATACGAGGGCTGGAGGTAAATACTCAGCACAAGATACTCATAAGGGTATTGAATGACACAGCGCAAAAGACATTCATCAAGGCATTAAGAAGGGAGGCTCCGGTTCGCACAGGTAAGTTAAGGCGATCAATGGGCAGGGTGACAGGGAAGAGTAGAAGGGTAGCTACGATATTTGCAGGGCCAAGGACAGGTGGAAGGGATGAGGGGCATAAAGGATGGGTAGCAAATATTTTGGAACATGCGAAAAGCGGGAAGAGATACCCGAAAGGGAGAATCTTAGCAACACCCTGGGGACCGCGTAGATCAGTTGGTCCGATACGGAAGAGGACTAATTTTAAAGGCGTAATATTAGGAACAGTACGACAGGCAGAGTCGCATATGTTTAAGTCAATAAGAACAATAATGGAACGTGAGATACGAAAATATGCAAGACGATGAGTGTACGCAAGGCGGTATATGATTTATTGAACAACACCTCTTCAAAGGCTTATCCCATTGTTGCGCCACAGGAGTTGACTGATCCATATATGACGTTCTTTTTAAGGCGTAGCCCGGTAAGGAGTCAGGACGGTATTGCCCTTGAAAGTGTGGATCTGACTTTGAATATCTACGCTAATAATTTTGCAAGCTGTGTGACTCTGGCCGATTCGATGTATGCGGCGCTGGAGAATGCATCAGGTTCTTTGGATTCAGGGAATGAGACATTAATGGTTTGTAACTGGGTATTGGAATCAGACGATTACATTGAGAGCTTAGACAAGATATTGATAACACAGGAATATAATTTAAAATTTACATAAGATGGCACTAAGAGGAGATTATTTAACAATTCGTTTGATGCAAGCCAGTTCAGGCGTGGCGAATGAGCCGATAGCTGAAACAACATCGGTAAATATTGATTTCACGGCTGAGTTTCTCGAAACGACTTCGCAAACAGATGGGCTTAATCAAACAGGTATAGCAGGGAAGGTAAGCTGTGTTATTACGGGTGATTATTTACTAGCTTCCGCAGGCACACAGTTTTCTAATCTATTCACACTTATGAACGGTGGGATATTAATAGAGGTTTCGGTTCATAGAAGTGGGACGAATTTCTTACAAGGTGATGGCGTTATCACAGGGTTGACTTTAGCCGGTGGGATTTCGGATACGTTAATAACCGGGAATTACACATTACAATGTTCAGGTAACATGGCATAATAAAACGATATGGCACTAAGAGGAGATTATTTAACATTAAAACTCCAGCAGCATAGCTCTGGAGTGACGAACGAGGTTATTGCCGAGTCAACATCTATAAGTGTAGATTTCACGGCAGAGGCATTAGAAACGACTTCACAAACGAGTGGGCTGAACGCAACGAATATCCAGGGGAAGGTAAGCTGTGTTATCACAGGTGACTATTTACTTGCTGCGGACGGTGATCAGTTCACTAATCTATTTACTCACATGAACGCCGGGAACGTGTTAGAGGTTGAGGTGTATCGTTCAGCCGCTAAAATATTAGACGGTGATGGTGTTCTTACAGGGTTGAGCCTGTCCGGGGGGATTTCGGATGTGCTTTCAACAGGATCATATACATTACAGTGTTCAGGTAATATGGCATGATAGTAGAAACAAAAAAAGGAAAATTACCCATCCGGTATGGGTGGAACGCATTGGCTCAATTTGGTGATCTTACAGGCCGGACAATGACAGAGATTCTGGAACTTAATATGGCTAAGTTCAGTATGTCCGATACATTGAAGTTTATCTATGTAGGGCTTGTTGATGGTGCCAAGAATGAGGGTGAGGAGTGCAAGGTAGAGAATGAGTACGATGTGGGTGAGATGGTAGATGAGGACGCGGAATTGGTAATAAAGGTGATGAATATTTTTTCAGAGCAATCAGCCGCTAAAGGGGGAGGCAGTAAAAAAAAATAACCTTCGATGAGATGGAGGCGTTTGCGTATGGTGAGATAAAAATATCGCGGTCGGAATTTTGGGGAATGACACCGCGAGAGTTTTGGAACGCATGTGATGGACATAACAAAAAGAAAGAAAAGGATTATCAGATAAGGTGGGAACAAACGAGATGGCAGGCAGCGGTGCAAGTGAACAGTTTCACAAAAAAAACTATCCAGCCACAAGATTTATTGAAGTTTCCCTGGGAGTCTGAGGCCATTGATCGCAGCGAAGAGATAGAAAAAATTAAAGAGTATAGGAAATGGCTCGAACAGTAACAACACTCACCGCAATACTTCAGATGAACAACACTAGGTTCAAGAAAGGGCTTAGTGGTTCGCAACGTGCTTTAAAACATTTCCAAAGGCAAGTAAAAATGGTAGGTGCATCGCTCGGTGCGCTGTTTGGTGTCGCTCTTATAGGCAGAGGGTTCAGGGAGATTACTGGCATAATGATAGACTTTGATGCTGCAATGGCAGATGTCAGGGCTATCTCACAAGCGACTAATAAACAATTTGAATTACTCAGGGACAATGCTAAAAGGTTAGGCGAGACAACGCTATTTACTGCCGTACAAGTCGCAGGGCTTGAAAAAGTCTATGCCAAATTAGGCTTTTCCACAAAAGAGATATTAGAGGTTTCAAAGGCCACGATCCAGCTGGCAACTGCCGTAGGTGCTGATCTGGCACAGGCCGCCGAGGTAGCAGGGGCAACACTGCGAGCATTGGGATTAGCTACATCACAGACGCAACGTGTGGTTGATGTAATGGGTGCGTCGTTTACCCAATCCGCGTTAGATATTGTGAGATATGCCGAGTCAATGAAGTTTGTTGCCCCGGCAGCACGCGCCGCGAATATATCG